GTTGCTGAAGCTATAGTTTTAACATCACCATTAACTTCAATGTATAATCCTGTGTTAGTCTCCATTGTGAAAGCACCTGTTTTATCCCAAGCAACAACTGTTGGGTCAATTTTAGAAAATAATCCAATACTTCCAGAAATCGCATCACCTGTTAAAGTCTTACCACTAGCCATTGCTAAACCCGTACTACTAACTGTAGCAATCGTTGTTCCAGCAGATTGTAGTGCTATTTCACCAGAGGTATCTGATGTTAGTTTTAATCCATCACTTGTATCCGCGTTTATTAAAGTTGCCATATTATAATACCACCCATCGTTGACCAGAAGGAATTGTGACTGTTTGCCCTGCATTAATTGTTATTGGGCCGACACTCATTGCGTTTTTTGCTGTTGTTATAGTATAGCTTGTTGTAACTATAAGTTCGTTCTCTTGAAAAACTGAATCACCGCCAGCACCTGTTGCTCCGCCACCAATTGAACCCCATGCACTTGCTGCATAACCTTCAAATTGAGAAAGTGTAGAGTTATATCGCAACATTCCATTAGATGCTGAACCAGGTCTTTGTGCGGTTGAGCCTACTGGAGTGCTAATTGTACCTGTACCACTAAATATTAAGTCATTAGGGATAGTAACTGTTTTTGCATTGTGTGTAACGGTACTTCCTGAGCCAGTACCCAATGTAGTATCAGTAAAAGCACCAGTACTAGCTGATGTATTACCAATAGGGCCTGGTGTTGCAAAGCGTGCTGTCATACCTGCGCCTGAAACGGTACTGGACGCTGAAAGCGTTGTAAAAGCGCCTGTGTTTGGAGTAGTTACTCCGATTGTAGCATTATCAATTACACCACTAGCTATAGTATATGAGGCTGAATAGTTTGCTGCTTCAACTACATTTGTACCATCTTGATATAAAGACATAGATTTGCCCGCGGGTACTAAAATACCTGAGCCTGCTACTGTTTTTACCGTAACGGCAGTATCAGATGAGTTTTTAATGTAATAATTTTTACCACCAGATAGTGTAGGAACAATTAAGTTACCGGTTGTACCACCAGTACCTGTTAAATTAAGTCTTAAGAATCTTGCGGGTTGGGATAGATTAGAACTTGTAGACCACGCCATAGTATCTGTAGCCGCACCACCGGTAATAGCTACATTTGCAGTATTTGCAATGGCTTCTTGAAGGGCGTATTGTAAATTATTGTTGGTTGATATACCCCAAGTACCGTCTTGGTCCCCGGTTCCTATTAACTCTATTGCTAAATTTGAATATGTTGATGCCATAATTTCATCCTTATGTTACTACGGTTACCCAACCGGGAACCTGCGTTGTATCTATTGGTCCCCATCCTGGGACTTGAGTAGTATCTATTATAACCCAATTAGGGTTGTTAGTGGTAGGGGCATACCCTGCTAGTATTAATGCACCTGTTCCTGGCGTTATTACTATTCCCCTTATTACTACCGGGGCTAACCCAGCTAAAACTATTGCTCCTGTTCCTGGGATCGCTAAATCTCCATCTACTACTATCGGCGCTACTCCAGCTAGTACTAAAGCCCCTACACCTGGAGTTATTATAGCCCCATCTAAAATTATTGGTGCTACTCCAGCTAGTACTAAAGCCCCTACACCAGGAGTTATAATTCTACCGTGTACTACACTTGGTGCTATACCCGCTAAGGCTAATGCGCCTACACCGGGAGTTATTATTGACCCCTGTAAAGCTATGGGTGCAATTCCAGCCAGTACTAAAGCCCCTACACCTGGTGTAATACTTCTAGAAACATGTGGGGCAATCCCCACTAAAGCTATAGCTCCTACACCTGGTGTAATACTTCTAGAAACATGTGGGGCAATCCCCACTAAAGCTATAGCTCCTACACCCGGAGTTATAATTCTACCATGTACTACACTTGGTGCTACACCTGCTAAGACTAGTGCTCCCACGCCAGGAGTTATAGGTACCTCATCTTCGCCCCATGGGCCTGAACTCCATGTACCTCGTCCCCAACCGGTAGCCATAATTAGCTCCTTATGTTAAGGTAAATATGCCGGTCGCAGCTGGTAGTACAGTTAAAGTATTAGGGTTAGTTACTGTAAACTGTGAACTAGATAACTGACAGAAACATAAAAGTTTACCTGCAGTGGCCCCTGTTGAGTTACGTAATATTGCAAACCTAATATTAGTTAATGATGCACCTGAAGCAGTAAATGCTACTCCAACGGCAGACATTGTAAATCTCATTTGTTTAGCTGACCCTGGATTTACAATCCATTGGGCAGTTGCTGGCACTAAAGCTTTACCACCTGCCACATATCCGCCTGTTGCTGAAATTTCAGCCGTTACCGAAGCATATGTACTGAGTGTAAACGTCGAAGCATTACTCGATGTTCTAGAAAGTAACATCTTAAAGTTATCTACTCCAAGTTTAATAGTACCATTTCCTATATATTTCTTGGCACTGTTATATAGTTGCCATGCTGTTGCTGCCATGTTAAATCTCCTTAATATCAGCGTATGACGCGCCGGATTCTAAAATATGATGTAGTAACCCACCGTATATCTCTAACTCAATTTCATCACCTAACATTTTAATTAGGTCTATAAACTCTTGGGCTTGTGATACCATCCAAGGGTTACAGTTAAATATTTTCCCACTCACGTTTACGGGCATAACCAACTGTCCATCATTTTCTACTTGTTCATATGCGTGATGCTTATCTTCTTCTATGCACGAATCACACCCAAATAAATGGAATCGTTTAAATCCTAACATTCTAAATAACGGTATAGCCCTTAATAAAACTGTTGACCCCCCTGGTATTGGGTGCCATGTTTCATATTGTTCAGCTAATACCTCATTAAGGTCATCTACCTGCGTATGCCATAAATATGTTCTATCCTTAGGTAATCCTTCAAAACACAGGGGATTACACTGTGAAGCTAAAAAATATTTGCAGTCGTCTACGACCGGTTTGGTAAATCTTGCATTAAATTCTCTTGCATCTACCATGACCATAGCAGAAGGAGTTAAACCATTGTCAATACACCATTTATAGGCATTATTAATAGTTATAAGTTTAACACCTTTTGCTCTTAATTTCTTTATTTTTTCAATATGTTGTGATAAAGATGGGCCCCCTCCTACAATCATCACTTCAATATCATTAGTACTATGTGGCTGAACCTGTAGATATCCTTGCTTAATATTGTGACTTACATTTTCTTTAATCTTCTCTATATCAGTATTAACCTCACCAATATCAACTACATCCTTCCCATCCAGCCACGAGCTTACATAAAATAGACAAGCTCCATCAACTTCTTTTGACCAATGAATAACACATTTTCTATCTCTAAATTTCTTTAACCACCACTTATAAGGATGAACACTTAAATGTAGCTTATGTCCTACTATTTCCCCCATTACATCATCTACGGTAGATATTTGAAAAAACACATGCTGTGCTGCGCCTAAACAATTATCTAATACTCTATCTACATGATGTGGCCTAATATGCTCCATCACATCTGTACAATAACCATAAGCTGCTCTAACAGACAATGGTTGTGATAAATCCGCTTCTACAAACCTTAATACATGGCTTTGTGTCTTTAACATGGGTACTATGTCTGCATCTAAACAATTAGGTGCGAAGTCAACCAGAGTTACATCCATGTTACCAAAAAACGCAAGATTCAATCCTCCACGTCCTGTACCACAGCCTAAATCTAAAACACTCGAACCTTTTTTAGGTTTAGCTTGAGCTAAAAATTCATGAACAATATTTTCACCCGGAGCTACGTGTCTATACTCCGGTATATCCCACATCATCTTATATAAATCTTTTTCTAAAGGCCTTACGTTTTCTACTTTTACTTCTGGTGCATCGGACATTACCGAAGTTTGTGTTGTCATGTTATTCCTTTCTATTCGATTCTAATAAGTGCCGTCGTAGAAGTATTGTCTGGGAATGTTACCGTTAATGTTTGGGCACTAATAGTTTTAACTTCCCCAAAATCTAAAACGCACACGCTATAATTACTTGAAGTCGTATTATATACTAAAGCGCCTCGTGCAGAAAATGTTCCCGTCCAAGTAGTCGTATCAAAAGACACATAAGCACTATTGGAGGTATTATCATATGCAGGACCTACTACGGTTAATGTATTTCCACCTGCGATGTATCCTGTACCTACAACTTCTTCAGTCGTAGTATAAGCCGTTGTTTCAGAATTTAATGTAGCGTCATTGGTGTATAAAGCTATTTTAAAAACATCAACATCAAAATCCATGTTACCGGATAAAAGCTGAGTTTTAAAGGTAGTGGTTTGTCCTTGTACTATTGATGCCATTATATAGTTCCCCTTGTACCTTTAACAGGCATTCTAGCTTGCCCACTTCTATAAGCATCACGAGTATTTTTACCATCACCAAGATTTATTAATTCAGCCATAGCTTCTTGATAACGTTTGTCTATCATTCCCATCTTCTCTGCATCAGTCATTAGGTATGTGTTTGCTTCCAATAACGCACCATACAGCAAAGCGGTAGAGTAATTATCACCCAACCAAGACTGACCACTAACGGCAGTAGTAATAGAAGTAGGATAATAAAAGTAATGAAGTTCAGCACTATAATTAGCATCAGGTGTGGGACCGAGGATAAACGTTGTATCATCGAAGATAGCATAGTATTTAGGTTTTCCATAATGTGCTACATCAGTATCAGGAAAAGATTCTCTGATAAAATTAACATCTTTGTTTAAAAGATAAGTGTACTCATTAGTAGCGGTATCAATAACCGCTAAACTATAAGTAGCTAACCAGTCTGCTGGGACATTTAAGTATTTATTACCGAGAGTAATTGCACCAGTGTCATTAGCTCGTAAGTCAGGTAAATTAACAGCATTAAATATACGATTCTCTGCCTGAGTAATAAAGGTATTTACATCAGCAGTAGAATAAGAATTCTCTGTGTAACTTTCTATTGCTGCAACTAGCTCCGTATACGTCATATCTTATCCTTATCCTTATGCCATAGGACCGCGAGCTTTAATTCCCTTTGTAGCTGCGCCATTGCCTCTAGTGACAACGCCAGTGGTTTTAACATTTTTCTCTGGGTAGCCTGCTACGTTAGGTACAGGTACATTTTGTGGTTGTGTATATTTAGTCATTTCTTTCTCCTAAGTTATTGTTATTGTAACAGTTCCTACTACTCCAGAACTTACTAATTTATTAGAGGTGAACTCGTTAGCTGGAGGTCTAGCACCACCCACTGGATTCCATCCCCATTGTATATCTCTTGACCCTGTACTGTTGTTATCATTATAACTCTGGTCCGGTCTTGGATCACGCACCGCTTGTGGGTCTTCGACTGGGTACATCCCTTGCATGTTCTGTGGTTGGTCTGGATTCCAACACTCAGGGCACGCTAATATGTTTGTCTTAGTCTTTCTTACAAATAAACTTTTTAATGTCTTTAGTTTATATTGAAAGCCACATACATCGCAGTCTGCGATAGCATTCTTATTAGAGGTGTACT